TGATCAGATCCTCAGCACACTTCTTGGTGATGCTGTAGAAACCTGTGGGGTTACAGGCATCATCCTCATGAGCAGGCACTTCACACCCCTTGCCATATACGAACCAAGAGGAGATGAAATTGAATTCAATGTCTTCGTTACGGCAATGCTCTAGGACATCACACAAGAGACGAAGATTAGTATCAACATCAACGTTGAGATCTTTGTGGACGTTGTAGTTGTCCACCGTAGAGATCATGAACAGGATCTTTTTAGAACGAGGTTTGTACTCATCACGTTCTTGAATCAGAGTATCAGGATAGATCTCTGCATACCTGCCACCAACAAATCCAGGACCATACAAAGTGACTGGACTGTTGTAAGACTTCAGATCACTCCCCATTTTTCTAAGTACCATGAAACAGTTGCACGTAAACCAGAATCAAAATCAGTGAAAGGTTTCCAACCAGTATGTTTAGTCAGTTTATCATAGTTTATACCGTAACGCTTGTCCTGACCGGGTCTATCATTACCTATACCAATAAGATCATAGGGTTTATCCAGAAGATCTAGGACTTTCTTAGTCACATCGATGTTCCTCATCTCACAACCACCACCAATGTTGAAGTGGTCGTTGATGGTACCTGTTGTTTCCAACGACCAGATTGCTTCGCAGTGATCTTTGACATACAACCAGTCACGGATCTGATGTCCACCTCCATACATGTAGGTGACCTCATCCCTCAGAGCACGAGCGATAACTTTTGGAATCAGTTTCTCTTCATGCTGATGCCGACCGTAGTTATTGCTACAGTTTGTGATCAGATATGGGATGCCGTACGTGTTGTGCCACGTCTTGACGTAGTGGTCTGATGCTGCCTTGCTTGCAGAGTATGGATTCCTAGGATCATATGGTGTCTCTTCAGTGAAGAGTTCTGTGTCTTCATACTCCAGAGATCCATACACCTCATCCGTGGAGATGTGATGGAACTTCTCAATCTCTACATTCAATGAAGCATTGAGGAGGTTGATAGTACCTGTAACGTTCGCCTCTAAGAAGGGACGATAGTTAGCGATACTATTATCTACATGACTCTCTGCTGCAAAGTGCCAGACCTTACTGGGTCTGTGCTTCTCAAACAGAAACAGGACGTGATCTTCGTTCGAGATGTCACACCACTCGAACTGCACCTCCTTAGGAAGGTACCGAAGATCACCTGCATAGGTCAGATTATCAAGTACGACAATAGGTTCTGACGTTTTCTTGGTAAGAAAATGACAAAAGTTACTGCCGATGAACCCGGCACCGCCGGTCACCATGTATGTCATACCAAATAATCTAGAATTGAATTGTTAGAACGTCCGTAGTCATCCTCCAGGCGGATGATGTCACGTTCGCTGCATTGACCACGCTGCACTTCAATAAAAGTGAGTCCATCATCACCTGCTTGAGCACGATGACGTTGCTCAATGCCAATGGTAAAACTGCTTCCAGGTTTGCATGGGATCTCATCATGACCCAGGGTGACGATGCCATCACCATGGATCACAACCCAATGCTCTGATCTACTTCTGTGAAATTGGAGGGAGAAACGTTGCCCTGGATCTAGATGGATCTTCTTCAGTCTGTAGTCTGACCCGTCTTCAATAGTTTCATACCAACCCCAAGGGCGTTCTTCTCTCATCCCATCATGCCTGAATTCAAGAGATCATACTCCAACTTATCAATCACTACGTCGTAATTCTTGTCCCGATCATCATAGAAATAAACTTCTTGATCCTTGTAGTGGGAGATCAAGTTCTCGTAGAGAGAAGGATGATCATATTCAAGGTCTGTTCGATCCTCTACTGCGTCAACCAAGATCTTTGTATAGTTCTTGAACTTAGAAAGGAATACTCCTCGGGACATTTTAGTAATAAAGTTGTCAATAGTATAAAGGACCCAGAGGGTCCTGTCAATATTTATCGTACGTCATATGACAGTCTTTTTACCTTACGCTTCTTGCGATCCTCCTGAAACGTCATGTCCTCAGGAGTCAGGTAACTACTGGGTTTATGGACCTTCGCCTCTTGCTTATAGATCGGAACCTCTACCACAAGATCCAGATCGATGGCAGTGATCTTACCGTTATGAAACGATAAACCATTAGGACACCCGCAGGTATGGAACTTGCCGGTGTCTTCTACTTCAGTATTACATTGCAAACATTTTACTTTGAAGTCCATTAGATCGTCGTACCTCCTCCTTGATTTTTTCCTCTAACCCGGAAAGCAGCATCCTTTGTACAGAATAGTTGTACTGACATTCTAAGACCTGCTTCCCTCTCAGTCACACATGTAGGTGTTACTGCATGCTTCTCTTCACCCTCATTGATCACCAGAATATTTCTTTTAGGTTGAATCGTATGCAACTTATCATCATGATCCTTCCATAAGAAGATACCACCCTGTTCAGCAGGCCAGTCAGTCAGGTGAAGAGTGGCACCATACTGATAGTCCCCATCGTTGTGCCAGTTGATACCAGAACCAGGCAACCACACGTGGTAGTTGATGGAGGTAGGAACAAAGGGCAACCAAGGAGAAGTCTCGTTACGAATTCTCTTATACAGATCTGTGCATGGTTTTGCCGACAGGCAAAAACTCTTCATAGACATGGTCTGTAGTTTGGCACCCCACTTCCACTTGCTGACTCCCCAGCAATCATGCTGCTTCTTACTATTGATCTCTGCAATGCAGTGGTCAATCAGTTCTTCAGAAACAGGGTAGTCAATGACTCGCATTACGAATTTCTTCCAGGTTTTTGTCGAAAATTTCCAGACCCTTGTCAGTCAAGACGTGGTTGAACATCTTTTCAAACACAGTCGGGGGCATGGTCACTACGTTTGCACCGTTGTAGAAGCAACGGGAAACTTTGTACACATCACGGAGAGATGCTGCCAGCACTTGAGTGCGAACACCCTGGCGACCATAGATCTCAGAGATAGAACGAACAAGTTCTAGACCACTGACACTGTTGTCATCATAGCGACCCACGAATGGGGACACATAATAAGCACCTGCTTTAGCAGCAAGGATTGCCTGAGCAGCAGAGAAGATCAACGTGACGTTGACCTTGATCAGATCACGCGACAGTTCTTTACATACATAAAGACCTTCTGGTGTGCACGGTACTTTGATAGTAGCACACTTTCCGAACTTTTTATATAACCTCTTGCCTTCTGCCAGCATCTCCATGGCGTTACCGCCCACTTCCATGCTGATGTCATCAAGACCCATGTCCACTAGTTCCTGATACACATCATCAGGACACTTTCCACTCTTCAACATCAGTGTGGGGTTAGTGGTTACCCCGTCGATCATCCCAGTGGGAAGATACCGATTGATGATCTCAGTGTCAGCGGTATCCAGAAAAATTTTCATGGTAATGAATATCACCTCTTATATATCATATATAAATTACGGACATTTTCTAGGGGTATGCAATGAAAAGATTACTTTTTGTTGTGGCATTGCTCAGTATGGGCAGTGCAGCTAGAGCAGACCTGACACATCGTATTACTTCTTCTGTCCAGCTGACTGTGGACGCAGCTGCAACGAACGTACAAAGAGTTGGGAACTCACTGAGCATCTCTGGTAACGGGGTATCGACTTCAGACGGAACCACTAATGGTGTAGTCGGTACACTCGGAACCATCGGTTCTAACGGGGTTGCTGCTCCCTCAACTATTACTGCAACGCAGGCAACTTCTGGCAATGCTTTCTCCTTCAGTGCTTCTTACACTGCCGGGGATGCCATTACTACAACAGCTCCTTCTGTTGGTGCTGTGAGTCCCTACAGCAACCAGACCAGCACGGCAGCTGGTTCGGCGGGTGACCTGGCAGGTTCTATTACTTCTGCGGGTGCTGTTTCTCTGACGGCAGGCGGAGCTGGTTCTAGTGCTACCGGACAGGTGGTTACCGAAATTACTGTGCGATAAAAATGAAAAGAATACTGGCAACATTGGCGTTGCTTAGTATTGCTTCGCCAGCATATTCCGTACCTGTTGTACCAAATTTTACACAGGGCTCGATGACGAGCCATACGGAAACTACCTCTAAGGTAACTGAAACGATCAACTCTATAGATTATTCAACAGGATGGGAATACTCAGTAACTGGCACAAACGTGGACAACGGAAACAATTCCCTCGCTCCACC